TAAGCTGTTACCTGAAACAACAAACGCGGAGGTGTTGTCTGACGAAAACGACCACAGCCCTCGGATAGGGCCGGTTCCAATCGTAGCAAGATTGAGTAGGCCAGGACAGCGCTGAAGAAATGCAGGCTCTTTGCCGCCTTCCGGCACAACTTCTGGAAACAAATTGACCATCCTTGCATCGGCTGCGTTGACAGAACGAGCAACGTAAGTCGATCCAAGGATTGGGGTTTTCATTAAAAGTTGTTAGCGTAAATGTTGTACCGTTGACGGGTTGCAACAATCGGGTATGGAATCGCCATCAAATCGCCGGGGAAGTTAATGCGCTTCAGATTACGTTTGCTAGTCATAGCAATACGTTGCACTTGCGGCGATGGTTCCACGCCGAATTCAGGAGCTAGCTCGCACGCTAAGTTATATCGGAAAGCTCTTAAATAGCCTGGTGGAAAATACATATCAGTAGCAACACTTGACACTTCAGTTAAAGTTTCAACCGAAATAATGTGCCACTCTAAGGCTTTAATAGGTACAGGGTAAACAGTCATTTCCAAATCAGGAAATGTATTGTTAATCCACATAACTTGCGGATAAGTTGACGTAACCGTTTTAAACGCTATGCCGTCATATTGTTGTTGGTTAATTAATTTAATACCAAATGACAATCCTGATGACGGATCTTTAAAATACGTAGAATCATCAATTTCAATAGGACGGTTGCCCACAAAATTGCCAGTAGGCCCAAGAGTACGCGATATAACATTTGCAGGCCACGTAAACGTTTGATCTTGCGTACTAAACACGGCTAAACGTTCTGTATCCCAAGATTGAATCATTTGGTTAATTGCCATGATCGAATCTTGCATGACAGCAGCAGATGGCGTTTCGCCTTCTGCTAGAACACCAAGAAGACGAAGCGATCCATCGATGATTTCAGCAGCAGTTGTCATAACTCAACCTCCGAAGTTTTACGGCTGCGGCGGCGCGGTTGAAGTTCATTAACAGGTTCAGACCCATCATGTAAATTATTAGGGTCGTATTCTTCCCAACCGTTCTGTGTGTCGTGTTCAACTTCCATGTGCGAAATTGCGACTTTAGCGCCGTGTACCGGATGGCGAAGATAAATGACGGCCATAATTTTAACGGGGGTGATTAACCCCCGTGCCTTTAAACACCGTGAATAATCGCAAAATTAATAATAACCGCTTCACTCAAACTACCACCGGTCATATTACGCAACGTGATATCGGCAGACCCTGCGGTCATGCTTGAGATATAAGTTGTATACGCAGCAGCTGTAGCACCGCCAGACACGTTAACAATAATTGCATCTTTAACAGAAATAACACTATTTGTTAAAGTAAAAGTCACAGCAGTGTTAGCAGCTAAAGCTGCATTGTTCATCGTAATACGGCCAGAAGATTTGTTAAGCGTCACGCCCGTAGATTTGTCAGTAGCTTGCGTTACTGTACCTTGTGCGGCGGCAGTGTAGCCAAGTTCTGATGAAGCGTAAATGGTCGTACCAACAACCGTAGATGCAGTAGACGCGCCAATAGGCGTGTTGTCTACTGAGCCACCGCTGATAGCTTGATCTTCATACGCCACGCCAATTGGTTTGGTATTAGGCATAATTTATCCTTTAAAAATAGAGGGCCGTAGCCCTCTATTGGTTACGACACGCGGTAGCAAGTCCAAGTGCCATCGCCGGTCTTACGAGCACGGAAATGTCCTGATGTACCCGAAGTTACAGCAGCAGCACCAACAATTGTCCAGCCAGTTCCAACAGCCAATGTTACGGTGTCTGAACCTGCGGCATCAATGTTGATCACGAAGAAATCAAAAGCTGCATTTACTTTGGTTGCTGAAGAAACTTCTGCTTCAAGCAAAGCAACGGTGGGCAACGTCAAGTTACCAGCCGTGCCGTCAAACGTAAACAAACCGTTAGCAAGCTGAGCCGCAGTCATTGTAGTCGCTGCGGTGATTGCTGTAGGTGCGCCTTGAACGATTAAAAGAGCTTCACCGACGTTACCATCATTAAATTGATAGCCGCCAGCGCCATTAGGGATTGCCATGATAAATCCTTTCAAAAAATAATTTGGTAAGGGGGCCGAAGCCCCCTAAATCAATCAGCCCCAAAGACGAACAGCCATTTGCGGACGAATCACACTGTAGCCGTACAACACGTCAATACGGCAGGGCATACGGTCATTGTTGATGTCGTACTGGCGAACAATACGCATCGAGATGCCGTTATGAACCTGACGCGATGCCATGTCAACACCTTGCGGCATCATCAGATCGGCAGG